ATGGACTTAAAAGACTTTTGCTTTCCCGTCGCCGAACGTCGCGTGGCAGTGGATGATTTTACCAGCGAGTTTGTCGACTGGGGCAACGAAAACAGCTACCTACAAAACGATTACAAGAGTATCGTCCGTGACGACACAAATGAAGTTATCAGCATTGTAAAGGATTCCTACCGGATCATTCGCAATGAAACGCTGATCAATGAACTCTTGCAGTTTCTGGCCGTCAGTGGAGAAGAATTCCGCATTGATGACTCACACTCATTTGTGCAATCCAATCGTATGAGGCTGCAGGTTATTTTTCCAAACTTGACGCTTCAGGATTCTGAGTCAGATATCAACCTGAGCTTATCTCTGGAAAATTCATACGATATGAGTGTCGGAGTACGATTCTATTTTGGAGCCATCCGGGCCATTTGTACCAACGGCATGATCTTTGGAGAAATCTTGGGACGCTATTACTCTAAGCATACCTCGGGATTTAGCTTGGAAGATTTCTCAGAGAGGCTCGACGAGGCCAAAGCCCATTTCCCTCAGATTCAACAGCGGATCAGTATGCTGGAGAACGTGCCTGCTAATGAGCAACTCGTAGAAGGCGTGAGCAAGAAAATATCCAAGCGCCTGGCAGACCAGATTACCGAGGAAATGGATATCAACCGTATCTCCCAGTGGCAGTTACTCAACCGTGTGACCAACTACATCTCTCATGATGTAGACAAGCCACACCGGGCTCGTCATCAGCGAAGTGTCTCCCAACTATTTGGGATATAGGTGCTGCTATGAGCTTAGGTAAAATCATTGTCAAAATTATCATAATTATCACAAGGAGGTAAATACTATGCGAGATCTAATTGATGCTGCGTCGGAAGTCGTCCGGCAAGTGCTCCGAGTTGTATTACTCGGGGAGAATCCCAGCGAAGAAGACGGAAAAGGCCGCCAATGAGCGGCCTTTTCTTATTGGAATAAACAAATTTGAACCCTTTAAACAGCAAATATCATGGACACTAGCTATAACTCAGAAATTCCCACCCAGGAGTGGGTCCAAGAGCGCCAAAACTACATTGGAGGAAGCGATGTAGCTGCAATTCTTGGAGAATCAAATTATACGACCCCACTACAGTTATGGATGCGTAAAAAAGGATTAGTTGAACCCGATCCTAGCAATCCTGTAGCAGATTTTGGGAACATATTCGAGCCCGTGATGGATTCTTACTTCCAAGATATTACTGGCCTGAAAACAAGGCGGGTCAATAAGCCCTTTGTCCACGAAGAGCACGACTTTCTTCGTGCCAACGTCGATCGTCAGATCCTAAATAATGGCGTAGATGTGGATGGAACGGGGGTTTTAGAGCTAAAAACAACGACTAGTCACCGCCTAAAATCATTGGATTATCAGTATCCCAAAAGTTGGGATCTGCAACTTCAATGGTATTTAGGTTTAACTGGTTATTCGTACGGGTACATTTTCATATATACTCGTGATCAGTGTGAGTTCTATGAACCAATTCTTGAGAAAAAGGATCCAGAGCTCATTGACGAGATGCAACGTCGGGTCATCGATTGGTGGAATACTCATATGGTCCAAGGAAAAAGGCCCGACCCTCAGAATGAGGAGGACATGTTAATTTTATGGCCTAATTCTTCGGATGGCAAGGTTGTGGAGGCTTCGGAGTCAGCCCAAAAGCACTACCAGCAACTCAAGGTGGTGCGGGAGCAGAAGGCTGACCTTAAAGAGCAAGAGACGGAGCTGAAAAACCTGCTCAAGGAAGAACTCGGAGATGGCGAGCGACTCGTCTATAGCGGCGAGACACTTGTCTCTTGGAAATCCTACTCTAGGCAACGGCTGGACTCTACAACCCTTCGCGAGGAGAAGCCCGAGGTCTATGCCAACTATCAAACCGAAAGCTCCTACCGGCGATTTTCAGTTAAATAATTTCAATTAAAACAAAGAGGTAATTATGTCTCTAGTCATAAAAGAAGAAAACAAACAGTACCCGATTCCCGATGAGGGAATCTACGATGCAGTAGCAGTAGACGTGGTGGACATCGGCACCGTAGAGACCCCATGGGGGCCGAAAGAGAAGATAACCATCATGTTCGAGCTCGATGCCGAAGATAAGGACGGTAACCGATTCGTGGTTGGCCGACGCTTTACAAAGTCACTTAATGAAAAGTCGAATCTTTATAAAACGCTAACGCAGTGGCGGTCGCGTAAATTTCAACCACACGAACTCAAAAATGGATTCGATTTAGAATCTCTTATCGGCGTCAGTGCAATCGTCTATATCTCTCATAACGAGACCGACAAGCGGACGTATGCTAATATCACGTCAATCTTACCGCCCGAACAGGGGAAGGACGGCAACCCGCAGTGGTTTGTCACTCGTCCCAGCGGAGAATATACCAGGGTAATCGAACGGGAAAACTACAAGGAGCCCGACGAGTATGCGGAGTCTCTGAAAGAAACCGGATAAAAACTCAGAAAAGTTCAACAGAGGGAGCCAATAAGGCTCCCTTTTTATTCTAATAAAAAACCAGACAGGGGTATTACAAGAATGAATAATCAACAGAACCAAGTCATCGAAACCTCACCGTCACTGGCAGAGGTAAAGCTATCCTATAAGACCGAGAAGCCGGTCAATACCTTTCCACAGGTATCATCTCCGGATAAAGCCATAGAAGTACTGCGTGAGGTGTGGGACGAGGATCACATCCAGCTGAAGGAGGAATTTGTAGTGCTCTTGCTGAATAACAGTAAACGCTGCATTGGCTGGAGTAAGGTTAGCTTGGGCGGCAGCTCGGCAACAATTGTAGATCCGTCGGCCATATTTCAGGTAGCGTTGCTTGCTTCAGCTACCTCTATTATCGTAGCCCACAATCATCCCAGTGGAAATCTAAATCCATCGAAATTAGACAAAAACCTAACAGAACGGATTAAGAAATCCGGGGACATGCTGGGTATTACCCTGGAGGATCACATCATCCTCACCGCTGACAACTATGTATCTCTGCGGACAAAGGGAATACTATAATACAAATGAAGAGAAGGACCTCCCTCCTTCTCTTTTAGGTTGAAATCTCAGATTATACAATCTACTCCTCTAACTCATCTACAATCTGCCGAAAGCTTTCCAAACCTGCTTCTAAGTTTTCTACGATATCACCGGCTAATACATCTGGATCGGGCAGATTTTCCAGGTCAGTGAGACTATCATCTTTTATCCAGGTGATATCCAAGCTGGTTTTATCCCGGTTGATGATCTCTTCATAAGAGTATTTACGCCAGCGGCCGTCTTCATTATCCTCACTCCATGTTTCTTCTCGCTTGTGACGCTCACCAGGCTTGTAGCACCCGATAAAATCTTTCAAGTGCTCATAGGTCATCGGTTTACGTTTTAGCGTATGGTGGACGTTGGTACGGTAATCGTAGATCCAGACTTCCTTGGTCTGGGCTTCTTTTGATGCCGGTTTGGCATCAAAGAAAATGACATTCGCCTTAACGCCATTAGCGTAGAAAATGCCGGTAGGTAAACGCAGAATGGTATGCAGATCCGTGGTATCAAGGAGTTTTTTACGGACCGTCTCACCAGATCCGCCCTCAAATAATACGTTATCAGGAACAACAACAGCCGCCTGACCGGTATTCTTTAGAATGGTTTTGATATGCTGAACGAAGTTAAGCTGTTTGTTGGAGCTGGTAGTCCAGAAATCTTGTCGGTTGTAGGTAAGCTTTTCTTTGCTTTGGGTTCCATCTTCATTGGTAATGGTAATGCTGCTTTTCTTCCCGAATGGTGGATTCGCCAACACATAATCAAACCGATCTCCGGGATCAGAAATAAGGCTGTCTTCTCGTTCAATAGGTGGTTCAGATGTAAGGTCACCTATGTTGTGAAGGAAGAGATTCATCAAGCACATCCGGGCCGTATTGGCCACGATCTCCCATCCTTTAAAAGTATCGTACTTTAAAAAATCTTTCTGCTCCTTATCCAATTCGTGGTTTCCCAGTATATAATCATAGGAAGCTAGGAAAAATCCGCCGGTCCCACAGGCGGGGTCTCCGATCGTTTTCATGGGCTCAGGTTGTACGCACTCCACCATGGCCTTAATCAATGGACGCGGGGTAAAATACTGTCCGGCACCACTCTTGGTGTCTTCGGCATTTTTCTCCAGTAGTCCTTCATAAATATCACCTTTCACATCCGCACCAAGCATGACCCAGTCTTCATCATTGATCATCTGGATAAGCTTATAGAGCTTGGCCGGATCGGTAATCTTGTTTTGTGCTTTGACGAAGATCTGGCCGATCATTCCTTCTTTTTGTCCCAACTCTCGAAGTAGGGTAACGTAATGCTGCTCCAATTCTGAGCCACTCTTTTCGGTTAGGCTCTTCCAGTTATATTCTTCCGGAATGTGTGTATCTCTACTGTAGGGCGGCTGGCTGTATTCCCAAGCCATTTTGAGAAAAAGCAGATAGGTAATTTGCTCCAGATAATCCCCGTAGCCTACGCCATCGTCCCGTAATGTATCACAAAAATTCCAAACCTTCTGTACAATGCCGTTAGTCGTCATTATGATCTATAAATTTTAAATTAATTTACCCAGTTTATTTTCGTCCAAATCAAATTGTCGATAATGTATAGGTAGCCCAAATTCGTTTTGAAGCTTTCGGATGTATTCCTTCAGCACTTGAGTTGGTTTATGTTTAGAAACAAGTATTAGTTCGATTGGCTTACTAAGCTCAGCAGTGTTCCAGAACGCATATTCTAAAAGTTGCCCTAAACCTTCTCTTACACAGTAATTGAGTTTTCTGTACGTCTTTATTTCATAGTAAATAAATTTGTTGGGCTTTTCGTGAACGATATCTATAGGCTTATTTCCAACTAACCTTTCAGCATCTACGGATTCATTATTCCTAATATTTTCCTTAAGGTAGGATTCTAAACGTTCACTTATTTCGTCATGCTGTCTTCTAATTTGATAAACACCACCTGTTCTCCTGCCTGATGTAACCCTACTACTTGACCGATTTCGTGTATTCTCAGATAGCTTATTTTTGCTTCTCCCCTTTGTGGCTAATGATAGTTGACCAACTTCACTAACAATTTTGTAATATATGCTCAAATGGTCTTCAATAAAATCTTGGGATTCTTCAATCAGTTTTTCCCAGTCATATTCTTCAATTTCCGAGGGATATATTCTTTTTTCATAGCGGTAGTTACCATCGTCTCTAGTAAGTTTTCGACATAATTCGTCTTGTTCTACTGTAAGCTCTTTGGGAGACTCGAACTGGTAGTCAATTTTGATGTGAAAGAAAGGCTTTTTAGCCCCCTCATTTATCCCTACTGTGAAAAATATTTCTTTTGTCCAGCCTTCATCATCATAAATCTTCGCCCAGGTATAAGGCTTGAACTTTTGTCCCTGAGTCAACCACATTCGATAAACTTCATGTTGCAAGCCTGTATTATTTGCTACTTTATGGCACCAATATTTGGTTTTTGTCCAAGGGTTTTTCTTTAACTGTTCACCAATCTCTTGATGATAGTCTGAACCATTGTATGGCTTGTTAGCCCAATCTTTAATGAGCTGGAGATCTTCATGCTGGAAAAATTCTACTTCTCTCATATTAATTCTGTATTAGCTTCCCCTCAAATGCTTTTTTAAGAATACTTTGACGTAAGGCTTTTGCTTTCTCAAGTTCCTGATTTAAGCTTTTTCTTAGCTGGATAATCACTGACATTTTTGATTCAATCTCTTGAAATAACTGCTCTTGTTCTCCTCCCGAACAAACAGGAATTGGAAAGTTACCTACATCGGTTAAGCTTAAATTAGCTCTTGCTACATCTACAATTTTATTTTCATAGAACTGCTTTAATGATGAGCTGTTTAAATAATAACTAAGTAGTTCAGGATTTATGAAATCATAAAGTCTTATAAGTGCAACTGCTTGATTTATGTTAGCTAATTTATCTCTATCAAAGACTACTGCCCTTCCAATTGATGCTCCAACAATATTAAATAAAACATCTTGTTTTTTTAAAGTTGACCTACTTTGAACATCATTAAATCCCAACTCTACATACTTTGGTTCGGAGAGATCTAATTTATTCTTTCTAACATTTTCACTTGTTACAAAAAGTAATTCATCTGGATCATTTACGTAATCATAGCCTTGCCAACCAGGCGATGATCCCTTTGTTATTAAACCACTGAGATTACCCAATCTTGCCCAATACCAATTCTCCGGCAAGTTACCAAAAGCATTTAATTCTTCATCTGTAGGTTCTTCGAAACTCTTAGGTTTCCTCGGCTTACGTGGCTTCCGCCCAGGCTCTCCCTGTTCCTTCCACTCCTCGACTTTCTGCTCCCATTCCTTAAGCTGTTGCTCCCGGTACTTTTTGCGTTCGTTTTCAATCTGCTCTTTCAACTCTTCCGGAATAGGCAAATCATCCTGTTGCTCCCGCCATTCTTTTGTCAGCTTTCCTTCAAAAGCGGCTTTAAGGACGGACTGTTTATAGGTTTCAAGCTGCTGATTTGCCTTCTTAAGATTTTCGATGCCGTTGTCAAAATCGGAGAAGAGTTCTTCAATTTTTTCGACAATGCGGTGTTGGGTAGGTAGTGGTGGTTTAGGTAATTTAATGTCTGCTAAATCACTCTTAGCAAAACCATTTTGGGCAGATCTGGAAATTTGAGTTAAAGGCCTTTGAAGGATCTGAGTTTGTAACAAATAGAATAGATATTCATTAAGAAAATCCTTGTCATCTGAAATAACCTTTACAAGAGCTACATTATATGCTCCTTCCATTCCAGTTAAGATTCGACCTAATGAAGCTCCATATCTTGCTATTAGAACATCATCTTTATTACAAAATTTTGTAACTGAATCAGTATTTACATAAGTAGGAACGGGATTCTCTCCAAAATCTCGAATTTGTAAAAGTCGTACATAACCTTCTTCAGGTTCATCCTTAAATTCAGATTTCGGTGGTTGGCTTCCTCCCTTTAAATCTATATAATTTTCGAACTTAACAAGCTCCCAGTCCTTTGGGAGTTTATTATTTTCTTTTTCTTCTGCTAGCACTTGTGTCATATTCAATCTACATATTATTAATTTTTTCCAAAATTGTAGCTGGCATAGTTGGCGCGGCATCGTCTTTCAATAAACCAGTCTCGGCACGACTAAATAAAGCTTGTAGAATTAGATGGCGTTCCTTCTCTTCTACATTTGCATCATTCTTGAGAGCAAGATATACATGTGTTAGTTGCTCACGTTCTTCAGCATCACGTGCCAAGTGATAAGAACTGAACGTTAGCTTTGCAAATGTCCTTACCCCATAAGCAAGAAAGGAGATAAATGTCACAAAAAGTAACGTCCATTTAATAGCAATTGGATCACCTTTAAATAATGAAGCAGTCATGCCTTCTGGTACAATCCATAGTAATATGAAAAGTGTAATCGCTGCCAATCCAATTGAACCGCCAAACCATGTTAACCACCAAGCCCCGTTCTTTTTCATATCAAGAGCCCTTTTCTTCCAGTATTTGACAGGTCCAGCTAAACGAAGGCCCTCTCGGTAAACTTCTTGTAAATTTTGTGCTTCCTTTTGAGCATTTCGATAAAAGGAGTTAAAATCCTCTTTTGATTGGCCAAACCATTCCTCAAAGAGTTCTTTCTTTCTGCTTTGCAACTCATCTAATCCTTTGGAATGCTCATCAAAGTCATTCTTTAGATCTTTTATCGTTTCTTGAACCTCCTCCTCTATTTCACTGACATGCTCTTCAAACTTATTTCTTAGAAGTCCCAGACTAATCTTTTCATTGTCTCGTCGCTGTTTTATATCGGTATGGTCTTGCAAATCAAACTCATAAGAGAGTATATAACCTATTAAGTCCTCTCTTTTAGCATTATTCAAGTTTAACTGTTGATTTTTTGATCTTGCAAAATAGATGAAAGCTGCATTAAAAGAGCTGGGAAAATCCTTGTTTAGCTCAAGTAAAAATTCTGTCTCTGGGGCATCATATGTAAAAACAGCCTCATTACCATTTATTACATTTTGACGTTTTAGCCGATTACTCAGACTTTGGCGGTTCCTGTTAAATTGCCTTCCATCGGTTTGCTTATTTTGATTTACAAAATTCTCAATTTCTTTCGTTAGCTGAACAAAATGACCTTTTGAACTTTCCAATTGATTAGGAAGGCTATCTGATCTTTTATTCCATCCCTCTTTTTGTTGTTTAAAGTACCGATAGATACCACTTATACCCTCGAGAGTTAGGTCAATATCAATATGTTTATAAACAAGATTCAAAGTAATCGCTTTGAACTGTTCGTAGTTAGGGGAATCAGCTACTTCTTCTCTTAATTCTTTAAATGTCATAACACTATTCTATTAACCAGGTTTAGCAATTAAAAAATGGAGAGTAACTGACAACATACCGTCACACATTTTCTTAGACTTATCCAAACTTCAGGGAGTACTCGACACAAAAGAATTTAATTATGCTACCAATTCCTCATTCATTTCTTCGATAATTTCATCCATCTGATCCCCAAATAGTTTATACATCCGTCCTATCCCACCCTGAGCATCAAAGGGGGCATAATCCAGATCATCTTTGGAGAAATGCATGGATGTGGCAATATGGTTTTTGATCATCCGTAACCACTCCATCTGCTCCTCATTAAACTTGAGCGATCCGGCCTGCTTGTCGAACACCCAGTCTTGGAAGTTTTTATCTACTGTTTTATCAAAAGGACGTAGCTCGCTATCCAGTCCGCATACCTTGCGTAGTAGCGCAACCAAAGCCGTCAGTTCTGATTGTGGATCTTTCCCATTGTACTCTTCCAGCTTTGAGTAGGCTCTCCAGACATTCAATGGGGCCAGATTAGGTTTATCCTCTTTGATTTGCTCTACAACCTCCTTAATCATTCGGTAGGTTACCTCTTTCAGACGGTGAGGCTGATCGTAGAAAATCTTGAAGGCTGTAATTTCATCCTTATGCTCTCGGATATAGTTTTTAAAATCTTCTGCAACGGTTTCCGAGATCTGCTTTTGCTCTTTATCCCATCCGACATCAATGACCTTATCACGATTGGTTGTATCAATGATTTGCTCCTTGGTCTTGCGAGCTTCGGTAAGATATTCGATCAGTTCTCCTGTAAACGTAGAAGAAGCCTTCTCTTTTAACTTTTCCTGAGCCTTTTCTTCATCACCGCCGGTGCCGCCTTCATCTTCCGGTTTCTGGGCAAGCTCTTTAATCTTATCCGGATTATGCGCATCGAGCAGCTCATTAACGACGGTGTTAATAGGCTTGCCGGCCATTTCCTCAAATTTCTCCTTCTGCCGATCGTCCAGTTCTTTATTCAACCGGGCCAGCCTATTGGCAGCTGAATCATAGAAATCTTCATCTGCACTGCCCATCATGATGTGGTGGAGCAGATCTTTTGTCTTAACGGATTTATTCTGCTCTAGTGGTCTGCTATCCGTTTTCACACTTTTTGTAACCCCCACGGCATCAACAATTACAAAATGTGTTTTGTCCGTTTTAGCAGATGGGGTAACACGTTCCAAATCTTCTTTCTGCAGCGTTCGTGTACCACGACCTTTCATCTGTTCAAAATAATTTCGGCTTTTCACATCCCGCATAAACAGCAGGCATTCGATAGGCTTTACATCCGTTCCGGTAGCGATCATATCTACCGTTACCGCAATACGCGGATAGTACTCATTACGGAACTGCTGAAGTACCGATTTGGGATCTTCATCCGTCTTATAGGTAACCTTCTTGCAAAAGTCATTTCCTTCTCCGAACTCCTCACGAACCGTTTTTATGATATCATCACAGTGGCTATCCGTTTTCGCAAAGATGAGTGTTTTGGGCACTTCATCTCGGTCGGGAAATATTACAGGCAAATTATCACGAAAGGCTCTAATAATATTTCTAATTTGGCTGGGATTAACCACATCTCGGTCCAACTGAGATGCCGAATATTCCACATCCTCATCCAGCTGTTCCCAGCGCTTCTTCCGCGTCAGCTTTTCCCGCTTTTCAACATATTCTTTGGCCTTGATTTCCTTGCCGTTCTTGGTAATCTCCGTTTCAATGGTAAAGACATCATACCCAACGTTCACACCATCGGCCACCGCCCGTTCATGGGAATATTCACTGACCACGTTTTCTTTAAAATAGCCGAACGTTCGATTGTCAGGCGTCGCTGTTAATCCCACTTGGAAGGCATCAAAATAATCTAATACCTGTCGCCAGAGATTATAGATAGACCGGTGACACTCATCAATCACAATAAAATCGAAAAACTCAATGGGTACATCTTCGTTATAAGCTACCGGCACGGGTTCATTAGGCTGGTATTGTTCATTGGGATTTTCCTGCTCATTCCATTCATCCAGCTCTTCACCCTTTAATATAGAGTACATACGCTGAATGGTACTGATGCACACCTTACTGTCAGGAGCAATGTAGCTAGAGCGTAAAAATTGGACCGGGTACAGTTCGGTAAACTTCCGGTTTTCTCCCTTGGGAGTGTATTTCATAAACTCCTGCTCGGCCTGTTCCCCTAAATTCGTAGTATCCACCAAAAATAAAATGCGCTTGGCATCAGCATATTTTAACAGCCGATAGATTTCAGTAATAGCCGTAAAGGTTTTCCCTGAACCTGTAGCCATTTGGACTAAGGCACGTGGACGTCCTTCTTTAAAAGACTGCTCCAAATTTCGGATAGCCGAAATCTGACAATCTCGAAGCCCATCAGTATTCAACTCCGGCAAGTTCTGAAGTCGTTCTCTTAGTGTTTTATCTTGATTCAGCCACTTCTCCAACGTTTCAGGTTTATGGAATGAAAAAACTTCCCTGGAACGCGGTTTGGGGTCATTTAAATTGGTAAACCGGGTAATCTCTCCATTGCTTTCGTATAGAAATGGAAGGGAAGTATCTCCCACATATTTTAAATCACTGTCTGAATATCGTCTGGACTGTTCTTCGACCTGTAGTAGACGGTGACCTTCTTCAGCTCGTTTTGCTTCGATAACAGCGGCGGGGGTTTTATCTACAAAAGAAATGTAATCTGCTGGCCCGGAATCAGTCTGATATTCACGAATAGCAACGCCCTTCGACTCATTGAAGTTGATATTGTCCTTGTCTTGAATATCCCATCCGGACTCAATGAGCCTGTTGTCAATTTTTTCCCTTGCCTTCTGCTCGGGAGAAAGGTTCTCTGAACTCATTACTAATCAATTTACCGCCTTGATGATATCGAAAAACCAGCGTTTATAATTTAATTGGCTGTAATGTAGTAAAAAGTTGAGGAATGACAAGAGATGAAATTATAGGTAAAAAATGCGTTCTTAGTACTTTGCAAAAATCAAGAAACGTTTTGCTATGCCCAAGAATACCCAAAAGAAAAAAGCAGCCATTTACGTCCGAGTATCAACTAAGAAACAGTCAGAACGGGACTATAGCTCATTAGAAGTACAGGAAAACCGTTGCAAAGCGTGGGTCAATTATCAGAATAGCCGAGAGAACGTCCACTATGATATTTATGATGTTTACAAAGATGTGAAATCGGCCAAAAATCTAAATCGCCCGGGTATAGAACGGCTTAAAAAGGATGCCCAAAATCAGAAGTTTGACGTTGTAGTTATTCAAAAGCTGGATCGTATCTCAAGAAGCATATCTGACTTCTCTAAACTGTATGACATGCTTAAAGACAACGACATCGATATTGTGATTAACGATAATAACATTGACACCTCTACCACCAGCGGCGAAATGATGCAAAAGCTCTTGATGCTTTTTGCAGAGTTTGAGCGTAACATCATGTCCGATCGGATGAAAACAAAGCGGGAAGAAACAGCCAAGGCTGGCCTCTGGCAAGGCGGCAAACCTCCACTTGGATATGATCCGGTACGAAAAGTTCTGCAGATCGATGAAAACGAAGAAGAACTGGTCAATGAAATCTACTCACGTTATATCAAATTAAAATCAACACCACGGGTAGCAAAATCTCTTAATAAAGATGGTTTCACCACGAAAAGTTGGATAACACAAAAAGGAAAAAAGAAAGGGGGTAAGGAGTTCACGAATGGTATTGTTAGGAGAATTCTAAAATCCAAAGTGTATCTTGGAAAAATTGAATATAAGGAGGAAGTATTTGAAGGCCAGCATGATCCAATCATTGATCAAAGTACCTATGATCAGGTACAAGGGATAATGAAAGGCAATAGAGTAAAGCCTAAAAAATACAACAAGGGCTCTACACCGGCAGTCTTAAAGAATATTGCAGAATGTGGTTTTTGTACGCGTCCTCTTACCACGTCAAGTACCAAGAAAGGTGAGAAAAAATATTACTACTATAAATGTGCAAAGAAAAACAGACAAGGCAACACAGAAGATCATGCTCCAAAGCCATTATCGGTCCCTACTCTCGATGAGTTTGTATTCAGCACATTTAAAATATTATTGAAAGAGCCGGAATTAATGACTGCTCTTAAGAAGCGAGCAGAATTCGAAGAAGAGTCTCAGATTGATAAGCTAACCAAGAAAATTAACCGGCTTCATCAAGAGATAAAATCCCTATCTCAAAAGATATCACAAACCAAAAATCTTCTAACTGATGGACCAGGAGAAAGGGCCAGAAAACTACTTCTCGATGAGCTTGATTCCTTAGCCTTGAAAAGGGAAGAACGGGAAAATGAAGTAGAGATTGCAAAAGAGGAAAAAAGAAAGCTGACTGAACAAGATCCCAAGAATTCTGATACCTATAAAAAACTATTGAACCATGTCATTCATAAATGGGAACACAGTATGACTGAGGAAAAATCAGACCTTACCCAAACCTTAGTCCGTAATGTGATATCTAATGTCGACCGTGATAGTACAGGGACTATAGAGATAGAATATATCGCAGATAAAAAGCTCAATGCAGACTGGAAAGAGATATACAATAATGACCCTAAAGATGTGGAAGTTCGTACAGTTGGATTAGCCCAATCTTGAATTAACTGATTCTCTGTACCAAGAGACTTACATAGTTTTATTATCCATATCGAACTTTCCTCTTCCCTCCTTCAGTAAATTAATGCGAAAGATCCTGTGACTTTGGCATTAAAAAATCCGTAATTAATAGTTTTAATCATCAAAAAGACGGGAGAATTATGGCCAGAGGAAATGTCAAGAAAGTAGCTATTTACATCAGAGTTTCCACTGTTGAGCAATCAGAAAATGATTTTAGCTCTTTGGACGGACAACTAAGTCAATGTCAGGCATGGATAGAGAATCGAAATAAGATCAAGTCTCAAAATTACGAAATTCACGAAATCTATAAGGATACAAGATCGGCTAAGGATCTTAAAAGACCAGGTATTAAACGGCTCCAAAAAGATGCCAAAGATGGCAAGTTTGATCTCATTGTAGTTACAAAATTAGATCGAGTATCACGAAGCTTACATGACTTTCTAAAGCTTGTTTCAGAGCTGGAAAATGAAGGAGTCGATATTGCGGTAGTAACGCAAGAGATCGACACCTCTACCCCAGCCGGAAAAGCACTTCAACGTCTTCTCTTGGTTTTTGCAGAATTTGAACGAGATATGAACTCCCAGAGAACGAAAGAGAAGATGCTCGAATCAGCCAAACAAGGATTATGGCAAGGCGGGTATCCTCCCCTCGGATATAACATTGGGAAAGGCGCAAAACTGGTGGTAAATGAGGAAGAGGTGAAAGAAGTTGAAGAGATTTTTGAACGTTATATTGAACTTAAATCCACTCTCAAAGTGGCAAATTCCCTAAATAACGATGGCTATCAAACAAAGGAATGGGTGACTCGCAAAGGGAAACCCAAGGGAGGTACGGAATATGATGCTGGAAAGGTAATCCGAGTTCTAAAATCACAAGTATATTTGGGGAAAATTGAGCATAACGGAGAAGTGTACGAAGGCAAACATGATCCCATCCTTGATCAAGACATGTACGATAAAGCTCAGCGTATCATGGCCAATAATAGAATACGTCCCAAGGCTTACCAGTCGGGTAATTCTCCTGCGCTTCTTTCGAGTGTAGCTAAATGTGGTCTTTGTTCGAGTACTCTAACTACTACCAACACTCAGAAAAATGGCAAAAAGTATTATTACTACAAATGCTTGAAGAAAAATGAGGAAGGTAACACTGAGGATCATGCACCTAAACCCCTATCGGTATCCGCACTTGACGAATTTGTATTCAATAGTTTTCAACTGCTGAAGGAAACCCCTCAACTTTTAAGAGCTGCAAAAAGAAAAACTGAATTTGAGGGCACCTCTAAAATGGAAAAGTTAGATAAACAGATTGCCCAGCTAAAGGAGAAAATAAAATCTACCAAGCAAGAAATTTCAAAAACGAAATCTTTTTTAACTGAAAATATTGGTGATCGATCGAAAGATATTCTCCTTGACGAACTCGAAAATCTTGCTCTTAAAAAGGAAGAATTCGAAGATGAGATAAAGCTGTGCGAAAAAGAGAAAAAACATCTGGCAAGGCAAACGAGTATTAATATCAGTACCTACAAGAAGATCCTTAACTATTTCATCTCCGAATGGAAGGATGGAGACAACAAAAAGCGTGAACACATTGTAAAAACGTTAATTCATTCTGTTAACGCCAATGTGGACGAGAATGGCACTGGTATGATTGAAATGCAGTACATAGCCGATAAACAGCTGGAAAAAGACTGGCACAAAATAAGAAAGTGCGAACCTGGAAAAGACCAAGTTCGCACTTTAGCTTCGATCGGCTCCCCGGGTAGGATTCGAACCTACGACCCAGCGGTTAACAGCCGCTTGCTCTGCCCCTGA